AGGGGCCAGTAAACATGCACTCCCCTGCCGCTGTTGACCATCAAAGGTTTAGGCAGAGATAGTTGTTTACAGAACTTGCGTAAGTCGCCTACCGCTTCTTGCTGCGTGGCATATTCTTTTGACGGGCCAACATCTAAATCTAAGAACAAAGATTTAAATTCGTATGCGTTATCGTGCTTGCGATTGGTTGGTTCTTGGAAGGTTGCTAGAGCAAAATAGGTGTCCATCCCACTACTATCGAATTTCATAGCCGCTCTTTCGACTTCTTCGATAGTTTCGTAAAACTTAGTTACCTTTGTTTCTGTTTCTTTATGCGCTGCAAACACGCAATAGAAACCGTTCTCGCTCAATACTCCCTGTAAAAAATGTTTAACTTCCATGCTGCTGCTCCAAATGTTGTGGTGGGCCAACTTGCAAAACCCACCACAACAGGACTACCGTTAATGATCCGACTAATTTGCAGTTTAGTCGTCGTCCCAGTCATCAACGATAGATGCAAGGTCGTCAGCGGAATCAGAGGGAGCAGCTACCTCTTTCTTTTTGGCGACCTTTTTTGGCTGAGGTTCTGGCTCTGATTTCGGCAGATCATAGATGTCTACCTCGTCGTCCTTAACCTCACCCCCACGTGCCTGCACCCCATCTGTTTGGGATACTGTCAGCGTGATTGCTTGGATAGCTTCATCACTATCCCTAATTGCCACGGCTTGTTCTAACTCTTCTTCTGAAAGAGGACGTGCCGCTTTGAAAAACAGTTTCGGTGTATCGCTGTTTTCGTCAAAAGACATTGTAGTAACCACAGCAATAGATGGTGTCTTGTGCGCCTTGAGATGCTTGGCGTATGCTTGCATACCCATCTTACCGTCCTTGGCCTCACCGAAAATAGAGGTGGCAGGTAGGGACAACTGATAAACATTCTCCATATCTCCCTCTAAACACACCGCAAGACGTTGTGAGAACCTACAGGCTTTGCTGTCACCCTGACCAGAACCTTTAATATTCTGAGGACACTCCATGCAGCGAGATGCTTGCATCTGATCTTTTGGTACATCAGAAGAAGGCTTTTGTGTATCGGGCGACCAACAGGTAGGCGCAGATGGGTTTTCTGCATCGTACTCACCTTTATAATACGTGCGTGATAGCTTTGCAGCGTTTACAATAACTACGTTCAAGAACCCATCGCTCTTGACGTTTATCTGTTCACCACCGACTAGCTGCCGAAAACGACCACCACGCAAGCTAATTCTACGGTTTTGATTACCGCCCGAACCGCCTGACAGGTTGTCATCGACATCCTGCAAAGACTTAAACAAGTCGCTAGAGACTAGGGAATTACCACCTTCAAAGAGGGTCATGTCTGACATATTGTTCTCCATCAATATTCATTATACAGGGTACTATCTTGCCCCTTTTGTTGTGCGGCTGTCAACGCCGCTTCTACATCATCAAGCCGAAACCGATAAACTTCTCCGACTTTAATGTATGTATCTAATGGGATTGCCCCATTTCTGCACCATTTTCTGATAGTGGATACAGATACTTGAAAGTAATCCGCTACAGCATTTATGTTTGTGTAGGGGGTTTCTACGTCACTCATTTTTTCCTCACAGAAATAACGTACTCAGAGTCCACGTTTAAACCCGCTGGCATCAGGTCTGGGTTCTCCTCAAGAAATTGTCGTACGTTTGTTTGGTTGAGACGCTTCTCAAAGAACTCAGGCAGGTTATGCTCCATTATGAATGAGTGCATAGACTCCCAGTCATTCGTCCAGTAGCGTGATTTAATTGTGCGATAGAACAACCCTGCGGCTGTCTTAACGCTATCTACGTTATGCTCTTTGCAGTGATCTAACAAAGCGCGTCTTATTTTATCTTGCTTATCTGCAAGTTGGTCATCCTTTTCAGCGAACTCCGCTTTCAATTCTGACCGTTTTGTACGTATGTTTACATACGCTTTTACCAACTTCTCGACGGGAACCGTCATCGGTGTTCTCCATTTTATAGTTACATTACTGTTATATAGTGACTTATGTTACTTAGTCAAGTATTTCTTTGTACAGATTTATCATTTCTGTGTGTACGTTGATGCGCTCGTCTAACAGACGGTAAATACGTTTTTCTGCGCTAGATCCCGCAAGCTGTATAACTGTACACTTATGTTTCTGTCCCGATCTGTGGACACGTGCATTTGCTTGCGCGTAAGTTTCAAGAGAAGATGTCGGCCCCCACCATACCACGGTGTTTGCAGCGGTCAGCGTAACTCCATGAGCCGCAGCTTGCGGTTGGATTACTAAGACTTCTGGATCTGGTTCACTTTGAAAACGGGCAAATATCTCGGTGCGTTTAGGCGCAGAAACATCTCCTCGTATGATAGCAGACGATATGCCATCACTGGTTAGCTTCTCTACAAGCAGGTCGATAGTGTGCTTGAAAGGCACAAAGATAAGAACTTTTTGGCTGCTTTCATCTATAACTTCTTTGAGTGCTTGGTATCGGCTCTTGATATCAAACTGCACTGTGTCACCATCATCGGTGTAAATCGCACCCGCACTTATTTGTAGGAGTTTGTTCAGTCCAATCGCTGCGTTTGCGGCGGTAACTTCTTCGCCTGCGACTTCCATTACCATCTTTTTCCGCAGTGTCTCGTAGTATTTCTTTTGTTGTGGTGTCATTTCGACGAAGCGTTTGGTGTACGTCATGTCTGGCAGATCAAGACATTCGTCTTTTGTAAATCTGATAGCAGGTTGAAGCACCCTGTGGACTGTATCTTTTGCCGTTTCTTTAGGTTTGTAGGTGAACTGCGTGTATTTATACATCACCATATCCCGCCAAGACCCAAAGAACCTTGGCACTGATAATGGGTTGACTAGCTTGGCTAGACCATACGCATCAAGGGGGGACTGTGCAGCGGGTGTACCCGTCATCATCCACAGCCAATCTTTCTCCCCTATAAGTTTGTTTAGGGTTTTCCACCGTTTGGTCTGTGCGTTCTTATAGTGCGTAGCTTCGTCCACAATAAACAAATCGAAGCCACCGTTGGCTATCTCGTCTTTTACAATGTCAACGCCATCGTAGTTTATGATAACGAACTCCGCGCCCCCGTTTATAATCTTTTGGCGTTTCTCTTTGCTACCGTAAGCCACATCAACCGTGCGGTGCATTGCAAAAGAAAACAAATCATTCCGCCACGCGCTATCCATGATCGACAGTGGGCAGATAACCAAGGCACGTTTTATTTTGCCGTGGGTCATCAAGTAGTCTGCCGCCCAGATTGCAGAGGCAGTCTTACCTGTACCCTGCTCATTGAAGCAAAAAGACTTCTTGTTGCTCGTCAAAAACGCAGCGGTGTCTTTCTGGTGTTCGTAAGGTTTATATTGTCCGGGCCATTTGTAACGTCTAGTAATGGGTGACGGTACGTTTATATTTAAACCTAATAGTTTGTGGACTTCATCAAGCCCCCAATTTACGACGACTTTATTCATCGGCAACTCCTTACTTTTAGGGATTACTGCCGTGATCTGTTTAGGATTACGGACCTTCAGCAGTAGTGCCTTGTCCCTTATGATTTCCATGTTGTTCTCCGTGGTAGTGTTTCACTACCGTTTTTTCTTGGGGCTACTCAACGCACCCCCACCTGCACGATTTTTCTTGCGGCTCTGGACTTTGTATCCATCCTTGTTTGTGCCGCCTTTACTCAATGGTTTTTTGTGGGCAATATCTTTGCCCTCACGTTTATCGGCTACGCCGTTCTTGTTTGCATCCTTACCTGTCTTGTCCATCGCTCGACGCGCACGTTGGCGCTCCATGCGATCAGAGTGTTCTCCTCTGGATTTTTGCTGTTCGTATTCTTTTTTATATGGGCGGGGTTTGTTTTTGTAAGGCATCAGTTCTTTCCGTTATGTGGGCATTCTACAACTGGACAATGGCGCTTACACAAGCCAGATGGACGTGGGTTCCAAACGTCTGCTTTAAACGCCTTCTCCATCTTACCATAAATTCCTAACCATTTCTCCCAAAGAAGTGGCTCCGAATCAATTTCATATTGGTGTTTTACTAGCTTATTTGCGACAACAAATAACAGCCCCGCTCGTACTTTCTTAATATCGGGGTAATGCTTGAACACTGACATAGCCATCAACTCAAGCTGCCCCTTGTCTGCATATTGTGCAGACCTTCCTGTCTTATAATCTATAACCCAAGCAGTTTCGGCGAGAGTGTCCACGATCAACAAGTCTGCGATACCGCGAAACCACACACGCTTACTGAAGAAGTCGCATGGTTCAAGATCAGCCGTTAGTCCCAACTTCTTTTCACACAGTTTAACACCACGCTTTTTATTCAGGGCATCAAGTGTATCTTTGATAAAGTCGAACTTTTTAGGCAGGGGCTTACCTTCGCCGATATAATTTTCACACGCCTTGTGGAACTCAGTGCCGTAGCGCATGGCTTCTGTCTCTTCGACAGGGTACTCCTTCAATATTTTTTCGTGGTAGAACTGCTTCGGACACGTCTCAAACGCTTTGGCTTTGCTAAACGACCAAGGTGCTATACTCACTCACAATCTCCGTATGATTTTCCTGTGCCGCTTTCGCAGTCCACAGGTAGCCCTGCTGCCCAATCGGGTGTCCACCGCATACATTCTTCAACATATGCTTGCGCTGCATCGACCTCTTCGTCACGAACGCAGCAAACAATCGAGTCGTGTACCGTCAACACCACTTTGTATTTCTTACTTATTTTTAGCATTTGCTCGCCTATGATGCAACGTGCTAGTGCTTGGCACACGTTTTCTATTACCTTGCCACCATATATTCTGGTGCGTCCACGGCGTGTTTTGTAGCTGTACTCAAGACCTTTTTCGCCCTGCTCACTACCTAAATTCTCATAGATAATGCTTAGTTTGCTCGGCATGATCAGCGAACTTTCTGCCGCTGCAACCTGCACCACACCTTTACGCCCAAACTGCGCGGCCCTTTTGTTTGCAAGCTGCTGCACCATGTAATGAGCATCGCGCCATACCTTACTAATTTTGTAGTTGGCGTCACGATAGATGGTTATGATCCTACGGGCTTCATCAGGTGACACTTCAAACCCAAAAGTCTTTAGCTGCATCCCGAACTTCTCGGCACCCATGCCGTAACCTGCGCCAAGGATTGTGGTCTTACCAACGAACCGTTGATCCTTTGTGACGTCCTCTTCTTCACAGTTGTATATACGTGCCGCCATTTTGACGTATACATCTTCGCCTTTCGCAAATGCGTTTGTGAGATCATCTTGCCCTGCGAACCATGCCAACACCCGCGCTTCGATCTGCGAACTGTCTGCCTCTACCAGAGCGCAGCCTTCGGGGGCGATCAGTGCCTTCTTTAGTTTCTTGGCGTTTGGCCCACGGCTCGGCAGGTTTTGTAGGTTTATCTTGTCAGCCCCACCCCAACGACCAGTGTGCGCGGCGTAGTATCTTACGGGGACCGGAAGCAGTCCACGTTTACAAATATCTATAAACCTCTCTGTACGTGTTTCTTCTAAGGTACTTTTGCTACCCAAACGTGCCGCCACCAGAGATTGCACCCGATCATCATCGTGTTCTTGCAGAGCCTTGAAGCCCTCGTCAGACTTGGCAAAGGCGTACGTCTGCTTGTTTGTTGTTGGGCTGATTTTCATCGGGGGTTCCACCCCAATAGCTTTGAGCAGATCCGCAAACTTAGGGTTCGACATAAGATCTTTCTTGTCGGTGACGTTTGCGTCACGCAATAGTTTATCTTTGCGATCTTTGACATATTCTAAATGCTGCTCCAATAACTCAAGGTCCAGATCCAACGTGGGTTCAATGAACATCCGCAGCGTGAGGTCAATCAGTTTTAATTCTTGTCGGGGAAACACACGCCCCATCATCGTGAATAATTTGTAGGTTAAATCTACATCGTTCTTGGCGTAGCCGCCGTACCGTGCAAGTTCTTGCTCAGTGAAATCGGTTTGACGCTTCCCTTTAGCGTTGTTGACTTCGGTGCCTTTGACGCCCACGCCGTATCGCTCTGCCACGGCTTTCAAGGATGCACTTGTTTCGATGCCGTGCAGGGCGCGAGACATGCACATAGTGTCAAACCACACCTTTGGCTTCACGCCGTACCGCCACGAAAGTATAGCACCATCGAACATCGTGTTGTGACATAAGATGGCGCTGTCAGAGAAGTTTATGTATGATAGCAGACGGGATACTTGATCCCCATCTACTATCCACTTTGTAGCCTTGTCGTTCTTTTTGATTGCAAGGCCAATGACTTCGAAACGCCTATCCCGCACGTATTCTTCCGTTGTCATCTTGGACAACGAATAATCTTTGTCGTAGTACGTTTCGAAGTCTAAGGTGTATACGTCCATTATCTTTGACTTATTTCACCACCAAGTGCCATGTACCCACAGACATCTACATAGTTGTCTATGTGCTTGTTGTTTCCGTGAAGCCTAGCGACCTTCAGCAAAGCCAACATGACTGGTACGTCATCGACTTTTATGTAATCACGCAGCCCAAGATGTGCGTTCCAGTACGCAGCCATCAATACAAAGTTACTTTCTGCATCGCCGTGCTGCTCGGCACGATCTTTACTGACAAGTGTCTCAGCTTCTTTGAGAATACTTGTGCGCGTAACTGACAGCGGTGGATCGAAGGGCAGTTCAAGCTGTTCCTCTTTCGGCGCTTCTAACACCTCTTTCGGCGTACCGATTTTCTTCATCAGCATAAATACATACGCCTCTGAAGATTTTGTTGCCTTTGCAATTTGCTTCGCGGTTGCCTTTGGGTGTTTAATTTTATACGCCCAAATCTTATCGGCTTTCTTCTGTTTAACCATAATGTCCTCCTAGACATTTTTACCTGCAATACGCAGTTGTTTTACGAACTCTTTGAGTTCCCTTCTTGCCCGATCCCAATCCTGATTGACATTCGGGTGCTTAAATTGCGTCCTTAGACTTTCGTTTTGGTAGTGGTCCACCTCTCGACGAAGGTGACGCAAAAGTGCTTCTTCAACAGGTGTAAGTTTTTCACTCAAAACGGTGGCTCCTCTCCCTCATAACTTGGTTTCCACGCTACGTATTCTTCACGTACGCTTACGTGTTCTTCCCGTTCTTCTACCAGCCCCATCTCCTTTAGAAACAGGGCTAGTTCTTGTGACACATTATCAAGCTGCATCTTCGTCGTCTATGCCGCGCAACGCATGAACGAGTTGTTCCATCGGTGTAACGTCATGCCCTGCATGTTCGACACAGCCCCGATACCTAGCCAACCACGCAGCCAAAGCCTGTGCAGCTTGCAGTCGCAATTCTTGTTGCGAAACTTCACTTGAAGGATCAAAAGGGATGTACCCGCCCCCGTGCTTTCTGTCTTTCATGGGACTAATGTAAGCTGGGTAATCAGCTACTTTGATACGCACCTTAACATCTTTCACTGTCTCATGTTTAACAGTGATGCGAAGTCCGCGAATAAGTCCCGCAATCCGATCCTTCTCGTACTCTTCGATCTTTTTGTCATCGGAAGCACCGAAGACGTAATCGTAAAATTCGTGATCTGGTTTTTGTTTTAGCCATTCACGTATTTGCGCGACATCAAGGGTATTCCTACCTGTTTCTGCCGCGTATTCATTTATAAGCCGCTGCTTATCGCTCTTCTTGAAGTTCATATTTTCTCCATTTCAAGTTAATATTAAAAACCAAGCCGGACCATACCGTTTATGCGCCCCAACTCGCCGAACCCGTCCATACCGGACCGTTCCCCGACCGCCGTAACTCTCCATGCCCAAACATATCTTACCGGACCCCGACCGCCTTAACATACCGCGACAAACCGCGACATATCTAACCGGATCTCGCC